CGACCATCTGGTAGATCTGGAGCATCTGGATGTCCATATGTCCACTCATTACCATACTTGTCTTTAACTACTTCGATAGAAGTAGGACCAGAACTAACTACGGTTGGATTCAATCCACCATTAGACAAAGCTTGTACTGCCTTATCCATTGATGTCATACCACCACGACCACCAAGTGCGGTCTGTAGTTCTGTTGCTGCCTTGATTGCCTCGATAGCAGCAGTCATGTTGGTAGCAAACTCAGCAGCACTATCACCTCGGACAGTGAATAGGTCTGTGCTGTTTAGCTTACCTGTATACGAGAACTTAGATTCAGTCATCTAGTTCATCCTTTCTTTCCCTTTGTTGTTGGTATTTGCAAGGGGAAATCTATAGTACCCATTGCTGGGCATTTATCTTGGAATGAACACATCCGACATGAATCACCTACGGATGGTGGGAACCATCCGTTCAATACGGAATGGTTCATTGCACCAAATACATACTCAAAATAATCTATGGTTAAGTGCGACAGATCTATAAGATCGTCAAGCGTACCTTGTCTTGTCATAAAGAATGCGCCCCACTTAGGACGGACGCCCATTACTTTCTCAATACCAGATGCATACAAGCCTGCTTGTATCATGCCAAATGGTGTCCTAGAACCTGTCTTGTAATCAACAATTACCAAGTCTTCCCCTACTTGGTAGATCGCATCAACAATAAAGCGAACTGGTGTTCCCCCGAAGTGAACATCAGCAGCCCATTCAATTCCAGGACGACCATCGGGCATCGTAGCAATTTGCCAACCAGAAGACTCGTACCATTTCTGGTACGCCTCTACCTGCTTGAGTCCATCGCTTTGCCAGAACGATAGATCTTCTCCGTCTGGGCGTGAGGTGGTCTTACGCCCAGCAGTCTTCCACTCTGTCGAGGGAATACCAGATTTCTCTTCGGTCTCCTTGACGGCATCATTAAATACCTCAAGCCACTTCTGTGTCAAATCAATAGAGGTCATCATCACCCTCAATATATTCAGGATTATCTACAGGTGTAGGTGCTGTCATTGGTGAACCACACCCTGCACAGAAGGAGTCAAGGAACCACATAACCAATTCGTAGTCAGCAAAGATGGCACGGATAACCTGTATGTTTGATCCGCAATTGATACACTCATTACTTGGTATACCACGTTGATCAATTGTCAAGTTGCTTCTTGTAAAGCTCATGGTTGAGCCACTCCAGCATGGAGTGGACAGCAGAACCAGCAGCAAGATACACCGCAGGTTTCTCTGGAACCATAGCCACTTTGCTTAGGTAGTATTTCTGTGGGCAGGATTGCCAAGTAGATAACTGGCTATAGGATCTATGCGGAGGAAGTTCGTTCATACCAAAAGAATAAACCAAGACACTGACATTCTCGGGGAACGACACGCATGTAACTCTTACCAATAATCTGATAGGGTTGAGGGGTGGTGGGAGGGAAAGGCTCGCTCAGGCGAGCCGTGAAAGATAAAGAGAAATAAAAAAAGAGGGGGATCAATTAAGATCCCCCTCTCCTTCTAGCCCTACCATTCTGGTGGAGCAACTGCGAGCGCATCCAGCGTGGCTATATTGATGCACCCGACTGCTGGGATGTCATAGCGACGCTGCAACCCTTTTAACATTTCCTGTAGGGGAGCATCAAGCACATCATCGCCAGCAACGTTAAGAGCCACACGAACTTTCGTGACTAGCTCACTTCTTTCATCTGGTCCAACAAGTGTTAATAATCTATTTGTATCCACTAAGAGACTGTTGTTTCAGTATCTATTGTTTGTAGTTGGATGGTAACAATCCCGCCGAACCCAGAAGCAAAAGTGGGTGGGGCTGCTTGCTCAAATTGGATAGCACGGATGACACAAATCCGTTCTTCTCCACTTGCAAAGTCTTGGTACAAGACTGCTCCACCATTTTGCTCAATAGATTCAAGGTATTGGATTCGCTCCCATGGACTTGAGATTCGTGTGTTTCCATTTGGATCCCTCTCCTCTTCATAACAAAGTAATGGAACTGTAATAGTGCGTGAACGCAGTGGCGCAGGTAATGCACGAACCTGCCACTCGTGAAGTACTGGTCCTTTAGTTGTATCAGATGTACTACGTGCAAAGTTAAAAGTAACTTGGAATACATCCGCAGGTGACACATAACTAGCAAGTGTTGATTCAACACCAGGACCAAATGGAATAGTTCCAGTTGTTACAAGTTGTTGGTTGTCATCATCCAAGTTAAAGCCAAGAGTTCCAGATGAATCTGGATCTGTTTTAATACTTAAAGATACTGGTTGTTTCTTTTCTCCAGTACCCCAACGAATAAGACCAGACTTAAGATAACCAGATGATGCAAGATTAGTTGCATGTTCTACCCATATGCCAGATGTTGATGTAATAAATTTTAATCCACTGGTTCCAACAAAAGCCACACCGTTAGGTACATTGCTATCTGTTACAAGGTCTGCAGCGTAGGCATATCCATTGTCAATTACTTGACCAAGGTTAAGACGCCATAACCCAGCAGAACCAGATACCAAGTTAGATCGTGTGCAATAAACATATGTTTCATCTAGTGCGATGTCATATACATCGCCTTCAACATTGAGTGGTCCATATGTAAATGACTGACCATCTGTTCCAATAGTTCCAATACGTAACCCCTTTGATGTGGCAAGAATTACAAATTCATTTAGGTATGTACGAAGTTGATGCAATGTTTCACCACGAGGAAGTTCTGCAATAATACTTGGACCAACAATTGCAGCAGTAGGTGATGAAGGATTAATTGTATACATCTGTACTCTAGATACAGCACCTTGTGTATATCCAACCACAATAGATGATGGCAACTCTGCAATAGAGTTGACTACTGTGCTTGTGTTGGCTGTTTCAAATCTTTCCTCTGCTGCGCTAATACGTGGCGTTGGTGTTGTGTATGCACGGCTGATTTCATATACACCAACTTCAACAGTTCCTTCTAAAGCTGCAACAATGATGCGCTCTTTCACATAGGCAATCACTTGTGGAACCCATGTTGCTGCTACATATGTAGGTTGATTCCATAACTTACGTACAGCACCTGCTGTAGTTACATCATAGATACCATCACTTGCAGCCACGATTGCATAAGCACCATCAGTTGTTAACTTGTATGGTGTAGCACCACCAGTTAAAGTAATGGATGTTATGTTTCCTGTTGACTCGTTGTAGAATCTAAGTGTGCTATCTTGAATAAAGAATGTTCCACCAACAACGGTAGTTGGTTGATATGCAGTAGCCGAATTGCTGACGTTAACAGTTGCAGGTAAAAGCTTAAGCTCACCAAGTGTCCAGCAATCAATGTTGTTTGATTCATAAAAACGATATAGATCACTAGCGTCAGCATCGTAATACTCTTCGCCCGCACCATGATGCCATGATGTGGCAGAACGTAACCACCAGTTAGTCAATGACTGCTCACCAGTCAATGCTCCTTGGTCAATACGTTCTTTCTGGTAAGTCGTAGTAATACGACTAATACGATTATTGTCATTGGCAGCAGACAACCAAGGGGTATTACCTATGGCATAGCTTGCAGCAAAGTCTTCTCTTCCATAGCGAACCAACGCTGTAGGCACGTTAGTGCTAATAGCAATAGGTAAATCACCTTTAAGGTATTTATTTGTTGTTGCCACGCAACACTCCTAACTAGTCTTTAAACTTAGGTGTACCAAAACCTGCTACAAAAACCTTTAATTTCTTTTTATTATCTTTCTTATATGCACGGATCTTCTGTGCTACTTCTCCACCATTACGCTCGCTGGCTGATTTCTTTTTATTACCAGATGTATTACCTTCAATGGTAGTAATTGTTCCATCGCCATTGTCTTTAAGGACAATGCCAACATGATCTATTGGGTTGCCACCTTCGGCAAAGTCAAAGAAAACTAAGTCGCCAGGCTTAGGCTTGCCAGTTTCTACACTAGACCACGCACCTATACCTTTAAACTTTTCAGCACCAGCAGATGTACCAACCACATTAGGGATCTTAAGATTAACTTGCTTGGCGCACCACATAATAAATGATCCACACCATGGTTGAAAGTTTGCTTTAGTAAAAGCACCGTACTTAGTTTCGTTATCCTTTGGTCCTTCGATGGTACCTATTTCATTTTTTGCGACTTCTAGAAACTCTGCTTTTTGGCTCATAACCCCTCGATACAATTAAGAATAAATCGTCAACCCTGCTCTCCAATCTATCGATGGAGTCACGGAGACTTGTTCCAGAATTTGGTTTAAGTTCAGTAAGATAGTGCTTGACTAGCCAACGAACTGAGCCAGCAAAGCTGGCGACTATTGTGGTTACCGCTACTGCGATACCAGCCCATTCGTTGGTAGACATTACTTAGATCCGATACCGAACTCTGCCTCATTCTTATCTGCCCACTTAGCAAGAGGTGCTGCTGCAGCACCAATAAGAACTGCATACTGTGGAGCAAGATCTGTAAGCAAAGCAATACCTAATACAATTGCAGATGCAAGCACTGCACGTAGGTATGACTTAATTGCTGCTATTTGTTTCTTTGATAATTTCATTAGATACCTCCTGTAATTGCCATGATCTCGGAATCAGATAGACCGAGAACCTTTAATTTATTTTGAGCTGATTGTTTTGCTGCAGCCTTGGCTGCTTCCTCTGCTGCCTTAGCATTTCGGCGTGCTTCTGCTTCGGCTTCCCATTGTGCTTCTAGCACAACTAATTCTTGTAGTTCTGCTTCAGTATAAGGTGTTTCAATTACTTCACCTGTTGTACAGTTTATTTCTACTGATTTTAGTTTTGTCATTTTTCTCCTTAGTTATGTGCTTTTTAGTCCATATAAATATATGGTTGAACCTGCAGTTAATGTGCCACCTGATGATGCATCATAGCCTTGTATTGTTATAGAAGTAATTGCTCCAGTTTCACCTGTTGGTGCTGATAAAGAACCTATTCCCATTTGATATTTAGCACCATCGTTACTGTCAACTGAACCAGCATTAGCAATTCCATTTTTTAATGTTGATGAACGATAGTTAGGAAAAAACCATTCACCATTACCAAATACATTAGCAGTTGCCTGCGCTGCTGCAACTACTCCTAAATAGGTCTGTCCAGCACCTGCGCCACCATCAGCATTTGAACCGCCATTTGAGCCATAAAGCCTGATATTACTATAACTACCACTGCTTCCATTAATTGTAACTTTAATATCATCAGCGTTATAAGTAGAACGAGTTCCTCTTCCTGACACATTTATTATTAAATGAGTATATGTAGCAGGTATACTAGAAAATGTAACTCCACCACTAGTATTTGAAACCAGAGTGTAGCCTTGAATTAAAGCATATGTATTTGCCACAATTACGCTCCTTTTATTCCATAAACAGTAAAGATAGAGCCTGCGCCAATGTATGCACTACCAGTAAAACTACTATCGGATGAGAATGAAACAGCATTTACTGCACTTGTTCCACCCCAGTTACCACTAGTTTTTCCTGCATCGGCATTAGAACCACCATTAGTTAAAATAGATTTTGTTCCTACTGTGCTTGTGTAATATGGTATCCATATTTGTCCAGCAGTCCAATCGCCAGCATTAGAACCTGCAACACAATAAAATAATTGATAAGAAGACCCTGTGGTTTGACGGGCTGTGCTTCTGCCAGAAACGCCTCCACCCATTCTAGTTGCAACATAGTTATTACTAGTGTCTCCATTTACACGCATATAGTAATCAAGTCCAGCACCAGGTGATGCTGATTTTATATTACATACAATAAATAAATGGTCATAACTTTGAGATAAACTACTAAGAGAAAAGTTGTTAGTATCACTTGGAACCGTATAAGTTGTTATTGGTTCAAATGTTTGTGCTGCTGCCATTTTCTACCCCTTAATCCCGAATAGTTGTAATTGTGAACCTGCTCTAAAACTGCCATCAGAGTATCCGTTAGGATGGATAAGTTGTATAGAGGTAATTGGTGATAGGCTGTTATATGTTCCAGCATATTGAGTAGTTCCAGAGTTAGTTCCATTACCGCAATAAAGTCCAGTAATGTTTCTCATATTTTTCATTTTGCTAGTGTTTGCATAATCTTGAAAAATAAAGATTGAAGTCATCCATGCATTGCCATTGCCAGCCCATGAAGCTCCAAAATCAAATTGAGCACCAGGACCAATACCAGTGCTAGTTACTCCAGTGCTTGCACCATTGCCATTACCATTTAAAACTGACCATGCATATTTATTAGTTGTATCATTATTAAAATATAACTTACCACCAGAGCCACCACCGCTACCACCATAAGT